GCACGGCGACGTTCTTCCGTATCACGACCTCCGGCGGTACCACGATCGTCCAGGGCACTGTCGGCACGTCCGGCCAGCAGCTCAACCTGAACACGACGTCGATCACCGTCAGTGTCAACGTGACGATCACCTCGGGCACGATCACGATGCCGACAGCCTGATCGGGGCAGCCATTCAGGAGGGGAGGCGTAGGTGGCTATTACCTTCGTCGCCGCTGCTTCGGCCAGCAGTACCTCGAATACGGCTTCGGCCACGGTCAACAAGCCGTCGGGTGTCACTACTGGCGACGTCCTGGTGTTCGTCGTGGTCGCCGCGCCGAACACCTCTACTTCCCCCACGTTTACGGCACCTTCGGGGTGGACCAAGCAGAGCACCGTGACTATCACCGGTTTCTCCGCGTGCATCATGTCGAAGATTGCCACCGGGTCAGAGCCGTCAAACTATACGGCGACCTGGAACACGACGCCGCAGGGGTGGTATGGCGGCATCAGTGCCTACCGTGGGGCCACAGGGCTCTTCGTCGCGAAGAGCGGCGCTACCGAGAACTACGGTGGATCGAGCCCGATTTCCACCCCAACGGTGAACAACACCAAGTCTGGCTCCTGGCGCCTCGCGTTCGGCGCCGGGCAGGTCAACTCCAACGTCAACGGGGGTGCCCCTGGGGCCCCCTCCATCAACGAGACGAGCAGGCGATGGGGCGGCACCTCCTGGCTCCTTGTGGAGACGTACGGGAACGGCGACACCGAGCACCTGAGCGCCCAGTTCTACGACTCGAACGGATCCATAGCCACGGGTAACACCAACCGGGTGTTCAGCTCCAGCGGCGTCTCTTTCTGGGCGGGGATCGCCTGGATCGGCATCCTTGAGGCGGGTACGGCGACGCCGGCGTCCGGCACGATGGGGTTGACGCTCAAGCGGGTCACCGCCTCCGGGTCCGGCGCCGTGATCAACAACGCGACGATGTCGACGACTCTGCCGATGATCTCGATGACGGGCACCGCCTACGGGGCGCCCCCCGACGTGGATGGCCCGATCAGTGCGACCCTCCCGCAGGTCAGTCCGAGCATCAACGGGCTGACTGACGTCAGAGGAACCCTGGACACCATCTACGCCCCGGTGATCAATATCCAGGCCGAGACCCGGGTGTTCGGTATCCGGGTTATCACGGTTGAGGACGACACGAGCAGACGAATCATCGTGCCTTCCCGAGGGGTTGACGACTGATGGCCATTACGCAGGTTGGGTCGGCCACAAGCGCTACCGAGCCGGGAACGACCAGCAGCGTCTCCGTGACGGCCCCGACGGGCATACAGCAGGACGACGTCCTCCTAGCCTTCGGGTCGTCCAACGAGGTCGGCTGGACGGTACCCTCAGGGTTCACCCAGTTCGCGATCACGACTGACGCCAACACCCCCAACTCCTTCAGGACTACCGCCTGGTACAAGGTGTGCGGTGCATCCGAGCCGGGCAGCTACACCTTCACGAAGTCCACAACGGGCGACGGTGCTGCGGTAGTTGTCCAGATGGTCGCCTACAGGGGCGCCTGGAACGTCAGCCCCATAGTTGACACTTCCGTGGCGGCAGGCGGCGCGAGCACCGAGCCCGCGAACCCTGCGACGGCGTTCACGAATTCGCAGTTGGGTCGCGTCTTCTACGTGCGCGCCGTCCGGTCCACGTCCGGCATTCCCACCTTCACCGTCGCGGGTAGCTGGGTCGAGCTGGACGATACCGGAAGGACCGGATCGGGAAGCGTTTCCTTCGCGTCCTGGGTGGGTCAGTGGCATTCCGACCTCGCGGCCGGGACTGCCGCCACCGAGGGCGCTGTGACGTGTTCCCTCACCGAGACTGACAACACCTACATCCTCGGCAACTTGGCGTCGGCGCCCGAGGGTTCAGCGGACGCAACGCTCCCCAGCGTCACTTCAGCGTTCACCGGCGGCACCGGCGACCTGACATTGACCCTCCCGTCCGTGCTGACGTCGCTTGCTGGCGAGGTGGCGAGCGGCGTGATGGATGTGACGCTCGGCAGCGTCACGATGAGCCTCTCCGGAAACATCCCCTATATCGGTCCCATCGCCATCACGTTGTCGCCGGTGTCGGCCGACTTGGCTGGCGCGGTGAACCCCATCGGCGATTTCGCTGTAACGCTGTTCAGCATCTCGATGGACTTCTTCACGGAGACCGTGCCCTTCGGGGCGAACGTTATCCGCATCGAGCCTGAGAAGCGGGCGCTGCTTGCCATCCAGGACGACCCGGGCGTGATCCCGATCCTGCCCAGTCAAGTCACTGACGCCTGAGAGGAGGAGTAAGTGGCTGATCGGCTCAACATCATCATCGAGCAGGGGGCGACATTCCCGCTCTACATCACCTGGAAGGATTCCGATGGGGATCCGATCAACCTGACCGGCTACAGGATCCGGATGCAGGTGCGCCAGGCTCCCACGGCGACCACCACACTGCTCAGCTTCGACTCCGACGCCCCAGGGTCGGGAATGACGATCGCCGCCCTGGACGCCACCGGGGTCATCGACATCAAGTTCGCCCCGTCGGTCACCGCGGCGCTCGTGTTCACGAACGCCGAGTGGGACATCACGGCGACGTCGCCCGGCGGCATCGTCGACCGGCTGGCGCAGGGGAAGGCCTCGGTTTCGCTCGGGGTGACCCGGTGAGCGAGCTGGCGGTCGTCAAGGTCGAGAACAGGGTGACGGTTGTCAGGCCGGCGACCAGCGCGCTCTCGGTAGCAGCTCCCGGCCCGCAAGGCCCTCCCGGGCCGGCGGGCCCCTCTGGTGCGGCCGGTGGCTCCGTTTACACCCACGACCAGTCATCCCCGGCCGGATCCTGGATCGTGACCCACAATCTTGGCCGAGTCGCGTTCATCACGGTGGTGGACTCGGCGGGCCGCGAAGTCCTCGCGGACATAGACCAGTCGGACCCGAACACGGCGTCCATCGTATTTGCGACCCCGACATCGGGAAGGGCGGTAGTTAGCTGATGGCTCAGAAAGTCGGAAACGGCCTCGATCTCCAGAACCAGAGGATCCTGGCGCTCGGCGACCCCTCTGGGGCGACCGACGCAGCGAACAAGCAGTACGTCGATGGCGTGGCGCGCGGCCTCCGGTGGAAGGAGTCGGTCCGCGCCGCGAGCACCACGGCGGGCACCCTGTCGACGGACTTCGAGGACGGCGACACCCTGGACGGCATCACGCTGGCCACCGGCGACCGGATCCTCATCAAGGACCAGTCGACGGCCTCCGAGAACGGCATCTACGTCGTCAACGCCTCCGGTGCCCCGACGCGGGCGCTCGACCTGGCGACGGCGAGCGACGCCAAGGGCATCGCGGTCACCGTCGCCAACGGGACGACGAACAACGACCGCGTCTACATCCAGACCACCGACCCGGCGACCGTCGGCACGCACAACCTGGCCTTCAGCCAGCTCGGTGGCGGCGGGACCGCCTACACGGCCGGTGACGGCCTCACGGAGTCCCCTGCGGGCACCTTCAACGTGGCGCCCGGCTCCGGCCTGGAGATCTCCTCCGACACCGTCCGGATCGCGACGGCGGCGGCCGGGGACGGCCTGACCGGCGGCGGCGGCTCCGCCCTCGCCGTCCAGACCGGCACGGGCCTGGAGATCAGCTCAGACGCGGTCCGCCTGGCCGCCCAGGGCACCGGCATCTCGGGCGGCGCCGGTTCGGTGCTCTCGGTCGACTACTCGGTGGTCGGCTCCCGGGTGAGCGCCAACGTCGGCGACAACTCCAGCACCTCGATCGCGGTGACCCACAACCTGGGCACCCGCGACGTCAACGTGCAGGTCTACCGCAACAGCACCCCCTGGGACAGCATCCTGTGCGACGTCGAGCGCAACAGCACCTCTCAGGTCACCCTCAAGTTCGCAGTCGCCCCGACGACTTCTGAGTACCGGGTCGTCGTCAGCTAAGAAGCGAAGGGAGCCGGGCCCGCATGGCAACCAAGCACATGGGTGCAGCCGCCAGCGCCAACGACGACCTTACGGACAAGGCGGACGTGATCGCGCTGATCAACGCCGCCGACGGCACAGGCCTCACCGACAACGGCAGCGGCGTCCTCAGCGTCGCTGCCGCCTTCCGCACGATGCCGATCCCGTTTCATATCCAGGGCACGCTATCCACCGGCGTGAAGACGCCGGAGTTCATCTGTCCCGTGGCGGGGGCGGTTTCGCCGATGCGGGGGCGGTGCAGCGCCGGTTCCGGCGTCACCTATCGCCTAGTGAAGAACGGCAGCTCCAACATGGACACGTCGTCGTCCACGGGCACGTCGGTGGTGTCGACGACGCTCAGCACCAACAACACCGTGGCCGCCGGTGACCGCGTGCAGATCGAAGTCGTCAACGCCGGTACGGGCGGGACGGATCTGTCGGTGACGGCGGCCCTGGTCGTGACGGGGGCGTAGCGATGGCTATCGCATTCCGCGCCGCCGCGACCAACTCCGGCACCGACAGCAGCGCCGAGGTGACGCTGCCTTCCGGATCTGCGCAGAACGACATCATCGTGGCGATGGTGTCGGTGGCCAGCAACAGCGGCAAGACCACCAACGCCGCACACACGTGGCCCTCCGGCTGGAATGTGCTCAACACGGACGGCTTCGAGTCACTCTCCAACTCCCGGTCGATCCGCGTCTCCGTGGCGTGGCACAAGTTCACGACCGGCGACGCAGCCCCCTCGGTCACGGTCACCACGCCAACTGTCGGCGCCTGGGGGTCGCTATCCATGGGCTATTCGGGAGCGGATGGCACCACGCCGTTCCTGTCCTACTCGCACTCCATCTTGGCTGACTTGACGGCTGCGACCAACACAGGGACCACCCCCACGGCCACCGACTCGACCGCCGGACTCTGGCCGGTCTCGATGTTTTCGTTCTTCAACCTGACCGCCCCGACGTGTTCGTACACTTCGGGCGCCTCGTCTAGCGAGCGCGGAGAGATCAACACAAACGCATCGTCGTGGGACGTGACAATCGCCGGTTACGACTCGAACGCCACGGTCGATGCGAGCGGCGGCGTCAGCACCACGGTGACGTCCGCAGCGAACGCCATGGGCTGGTTTCGTTGGATCGGGCTGTTGCAGCCTTCGCAGGCCCTGCCCCCCGTCAATAGCGTCGGAATCCTGCTCGGCTAAGGGAGCGATATGAGCGACGAGTTCGAGTACTTCGCCCCCCGGGACAATCTCGAAGAGATCGTCAAGAAGGGCCACTACCGCGAATCCCTAATCGCCCTCCGGAACTACGTGGCCCACGAGCTGGAGGGCAACCGGTGCAAGCAGTGCTCCATGTCGCAGCTCCGCACCGGCGACACCGCGGCCCTCGTCCTCCGTCTTCAAAAGATCATCGAGGACATCGAGGCAATCCCTGATCCGAACGAGGAGGTGGACGACCTTGAGCGACTACGGAAGCGCAAGGCGTCTGGGGCACCAGCGGCCCCGGATCTCCCACCTCCCTCCAGCGGCGGTTTCCACCCTCGGCCGTGAGGCGGTCGACCTGGCCGCGATGGCCGGCCTGAACCTCGACCCCTGGCAGCAGTGGATTCTGGAGGGGGCCTGCTCCCAGCGGACGGAGACCTACTACAACCCGTTCTCCAAGGAGTGGGAACGGATGTGGGCCGCGCGCGACGTCGGCCTAGTGGTGGCAAGGCAAAACGGAAAAGGATCAATCCTGGAGGCCCGCCAACTGGCGGGCCTCTTCCTTTTCGGCGAGAAGACCATCATCCACTCCGCCCAGGACTTCGCCACGTCCGGCGAACACTTCAGGCGGGTGGCCTCCCTGATCCAGGACACCCCGGCGCTCAACAAGGAGCTGAAGGGCTGCTACGAGGCGAACGGCAAGGAGCGCATCGAGCTGAAGAACGGCGCGCGTCTGCTCTTCAAGACGCGCACCAAGAAGCTCGGCCGTGGCTTCTCGCCCCAGCTGGTGGTGCTCGACGAGGCCATGTTCCTCGACGAGGACTCGATGATGGCCCTCCGGCCGACGCTGTCGGCGCAGCCGAACCCCCAGATCTGGTTCACCGGCTCGGCCGGCCTGGAAGACGCCATGGAGTTCGGCCGCGTGCGCCACCGGGCGCTGAGCGGCATCGCCGGGGAGCCCGACCCCTTCCTCTTCTTCGCGGAGTGGTCGGCGGACGTCTGCACCGACTTCTGCCTGCCGAGCTGCGACGAGCACGACTCCCTGGATGACCCCGAAGTGTGGGCCAAGGCCAACCCCGGCTTCGGCATCCGCATCTCTCAGGACACGGTCGCCAACGAGCTGCGGGCGATGTCCGAGGATGCCTTCAGGGTCGAGCGCCTGTCGGTCGGCCGCTGGCCGGCGGAGGGTGACGCCTGGGCCGTCATCGACGAGGAGTCGTGGCGGGCGCGCGAGGACGAGGACTCCGAGATCCTCATGGGTGGCCGGAAGAACACCTGGGTCCTGGCGGTCGACGTCTCGCCGACGCGCGCCTGGGGCTGTATCACGGCCTGCGGCGTCAGCGACGAGGGCATGACCCACGTCGAGATCACTGGCTACGAGCAGTACGACTACCGGCCGGGCGCCGACTGGATTCCGGGCCGCATCCGCGAGATGTGGTCGAACATGAAGCCCGACGCCGTGATCATCGACGACAAGGGCCAGGCCTCCTCGCTGATCGAGGAGCTGGAGAACTTCGGCGTCAAGGTCGTATCGCCGACCACTTCCGAGTACGCGGTCGCCTGCGGCGAGTTCCACACCGGCTGTGTCCCCCGCAAGGGCGAGGTCCCGAAGATCGTGCACACCGGCCAGCCCCCACTCACCAATGCGGTGGCCGCCGCGGCGAAGCGCGACCTGGCCGACAAGTGGGCCTGGGACAAGAAGAACGCCACATCCGATATCTCCCCGCTCGTCGCCGCGACGCTGGCGACCTGGGGCTTCAAGAAGCTCAGCAACGAGCAGCCAGCTGCTGCTCCATGGATCGCATACGGGAGTTGAACGCGTGACGAGGATCCAAGCGCTCGCCGCGCTCCTCCTTTTCCTGCTCATGGCTACAGCCGCCGCCGTCTGGCAGTTCGGCCCCTACGGACTCTACGGCGGCGCCCTTTTCGGCGCCGTGGCTATGACGTTCGTCGACATCGAGAAGGGAGGCGACGATGGCTAACGTCTGGCGGTCACTGTTCGGCCGGAAGCAGCAGCCGCCTGAAGAGCGTCTCTCCATGGACGACTGGGCGAAGATGTTCACCCACAACGGGGTCACATACCCGCTGGGAATGAACAGCACGCCGTACTCCAAGAAGGAAGAGCCTGAGGGCGACTTCCAGAGTCTGGTGACCGGCATCTACAAGCGCAACGGCGTGGTGTTCGCCTGCTGCCTCGCGCGCCAGCTCGTCTTTTCCGAGGCCCGGCTCCAGTGGCAGGGGATCAAGAACGGCCGGCCCCAGGATCTGTTCGGCACCCAGGAGCTGGAGATCTTCGAGCACCCCTGGCCGAACGCCACCACCGGCGAGCTGCTGTCTCGCGCGATCCAGGACGTCGACCTCGCGGGAAACTTCTTCGCCGTGCGCGAGGGCAAGCGCCTCCGGCGCCTCCGCCCGGACTGGGTGGACATCATCCTCACCGCACCCCCGGCCGACGCCGTACAGAGCGACGTGGCGGGTTACATCTACAAGCCTGGCGGCACCGAGAACCGCGAGGACTGGGCGATCTACCCGGTCGACGGCACCAACGGCAAGATCGCCCACTGGTCGCCCATCCCCGACCCCGAGCTTCAGTACCGGGGCATGACGTGGATGACCCCCGTGATCCGGGAGATCGAGGCCGACGGCCTGGCCATGGAGCACAAGGCGGCGTTCTACAAGAACGCGGCCACGCCGAACATCGCGGTGTCCTTCAAGGAGACCGTGACCGAGGAGCAGTTCCGCGAGTTCATGCGCGCGGTCGAGCAGGGCCACACCGGCCCGTCGAACGCCTACAAAACCCTGTATCTCGGCGGCGGCGCTGACGTCACCCCGCTGACGATCGACTTCCAGGCCCTCGACTTCAAGAAGATCCAGGGCGCTGGCGAGACCCGCATCGCTGCGGCGGCCCGGGTCAGCCCGGTCGTCGTCGGCCTGTCCGAGGGCATGCAGGGCTCGTCGCTGAACGCGGGCAACTTCCGCTCCGCGCGCGACGCCTTCGCCGACGGCACGATCCGCCCGCTGTGGCGCTCGTTCTGTGCGGCCATGCAACCCCTGGTCACCGTCCCGAAGTCGGCCCGCCTCTGGTACGACGACCGGGACATCGCCTACCTGCGCGAGGACATCAAGGATCTGGCGGAGATCCAGACCCAGGAAGCGTCCACGATCACCAAGCTGATCCAGGACGGCTACACGCCCGAGTCGATCGTCGAGGCGGTCGTCAAGAAGGACTGGACGCTGCTCAAGCACACCGGCCTCTACTCCGTCCAGCTTCAGCCCCCGATGCCCGAGGGGCCGCCGGTCCAGAAGGTTGGGCCCGACGGCAAGCCGGTGGCGACGCCCGCGCCGAAGACCAACGCGGGCGCACTCAGCAAGCCACCCAACTCCCGCCCCGGCCGCCCGACGAACGCGGCAGCCGGGAAGGCCCCGGCGAAGCCGACGGCGACACCGAAGGCGGCACCGAAACCGTCCGCCCCGAAGAAGTAAGGACCGTAGATGACGTTCATCGAGCGGGCCGTGGACTTCGAGCCGCTGCCTGAAGAGGAGCGTGCCGGTAATCAGGGCGACGGTAAGACCCTTGAAGGGTATGCCGCTGTCTTCGACGCCGACACTGAGATCAACTCCTGGGAGGGTCACTTCAAGGAGCGCATCGTTCGCGGTGCCTTCCGGAAGACCCTGCGCGAGCGCACCCCCGTCCTCCAGTTCGACCACGGCCACGACAGCCGGTTCGGCAACCTCCCGATCGGCCGGTTCGAGTCGATCAAGGAGGACAAGCACGGACTCCGCGTCCAGGCCCGGCTGTTCGACCACGCCGACCCGATCCGCGAGGCCATCGCCGAAGGCGCCGTCTCCGGCATGTCCTTCCGCTTCAAGGTCGTCCGCGACTCCTGGGCGGACAAGGACGGCAACGAGATCAAGGACCGTGGCGAGCTGCTGGACCTGCTGTACGGCGGGGACAAGAAGCGCGGCCCTCTCCAGCGCACGATCAAGGAAGTCAAGCTGATGGAGGCCGGACCCGTGGTCTTCCCGGCATACCCGCAGACCACGGTAGGAGTCCGATCCATGAACGACGATGAGCGCCGTCGCGCGATCGAGGAGATCGCCTTCGAAGGTGCCTCCGAAGAAGAGCGCGAGAGCCTGGCCGATGCCCTGATGGAGGCCGGGCTCGACGCCGACCAGATCGAGGCCGTCATCGAAGGCTTGCGCGGCGAGAACCCCTTCGCCAAGAAGGAGGGCGAGAAGCCCAAGCCCGGCGCCAAGCACGACGCCGCCAAGTGCGACAAGTGCACGGTCGACAAGAAGACCGGCAAGTGCACCAAGTGCGGCGCCACCCCCAAGACTTCCGGCGGCAAGGGCGACGGCCCTGCCAAGCCTGAGAAGAAGAGCGAGGACGACACCTCCGCAGCCCCAGAAGAGGGTGCGGATGCCGCCGAGCCTCGCGAAGAAAATCCCGACGACGCCGCCCAGGCGGGCACCTCGACGGGTGAAACGGGACTGACCAGTTCGGCGCGTGAGCGACGGCTCCGGCTGCTCGAAATCGCGTAGGTCCCAGATTCACAACTGAACACAAAAGAACAAAAACAGAATAGAGAGGTAAATCCTCAATGACTCTCGAAGAGATGAAGGCCCGCCTGGCTGAAATTCAGGACCGCCTTCGCGCGATTCACGAGGAGGCCGGCGAGGCCGCCCTCGCCGAGGAGCGCCAGACCGAGTGGGACGAGCTGGACGGCGAGCTGGAGGGCCTGCGCTCCCAGATCGCTGCCGCCGAGAAGCGCATGACCCGCCTCGCCGAGCTGGGCGACAAGCCCGGGAACGTCGAGCGCCAGGCCCCGGCCTTCAAGAAGACGCAGACCGACGACGAGCTGTACGACCTGGGCGAGCTGCGTGCGCTGTCGTACTCCGGCGACGACTTCCTGGAGCGGGTCTCCGACAACGCCAAGCGTGCCATCGAGCGCGCCCGGTTCGGCGTCAAGGAAAAGGAGGCCGCTCAGGAGCGCGCCGAGGAGCTGCTGGAGACGGCGGACAACTCCTCCCGCGACCTGGCCAAGCGGTACCTGATGACCGGTTCCGCCGAGTACGAGCGCGCCTTCACCAAGACGCTGCGCCACGGCTCTGACGCCTTCTGCACCGCCGAAGAGCGCCAGGCTCTCGTCCGTGCGGCCCAGGCCCTGGGTACCGACGCCAACGGTGGCTACGCGGTCCCGTTCCAGCTCGACCCGACCGTCATGCTGACGTCGGCCGGCGTGGTCAACCCCATCCGGGAGCTGGCGCGCGTCGAGACGATCGTCGGCAAGGAGTGGCAGGGCGTTACGTCCGCGGGTACCAGCGTGTCCCGTGCGGCTGAGGCCGACGAGTCCGGCGAGTCCAACTTCACGCTGGCGCAGCCGGTCGTCCGCACCAACCGCGTCCAAGGCTTCACGGTCTTCTCGCTGGAGATCGACCTGTCGTGGTCGGCTCTCCGATCGGAGATCACTCGCATGCTGGTGGACGCCAAGGCGCAGGAGGAGAACTCCTTCATCACCGGCACCGGCAACGGCACCACCGACCTCGCCCCGCAGGGCATCAACGGTGGCCTCGCGGCCGGTCAGAACGTCCTGACCTCCGGCGCGGCCGACGCCTTCTCCGGCACGCAGGCCATCACCGACCTGTACCGCCTGGAAGAGGCTCTCGATGCCCGCTGGGAGGGCAGTGCGTCCTTCCTCGCGCACAAGAGCGTGTACCACACGCTGCGCCAGGTCGACGAGGCCGGCGGTGCGAACCTGTGGGCTCGCATCGGCGAGGGCAACCCCACCCGCCTGCTGGACTACCCGACCTACCGTTCGACGGCGCTTCCGAGCGTCACGGGCGCGGCCGGCGGCTCGGCCAACGCCGCCAACTCCACGCTGATGATCTTCGGCGACTTCAGGCAGTTCCTGATTGTCGACCGCATCGGCATGACCGTCGAGCTGGTCCCCCACGTCCTCGGCGCCAACCGCCGGCCCACCGGCCAGCGGGGCGTGTACGCGGTCTGGATGAACAACTCGAAGATCCTGATCCCGGACGCGTTCCGTCGCCTGTCCATGAAGCAGGCCTGATCCACCAGTAGTTGAGGGATGGCGGCGCCGTGGTTGAGACCGCGCTGTCACCCCTCTCCTACCCCGAAAGGAGCAAGGACATGGCGGTCGGTAAGCGTGTTTACGCGGCCACCTGCTACATCCCCACCCCGAAGGGGGATCTGGTGCCCGGCCAGCGGGTCGCAGAAGACGACCCCAGGTACGTCAAGGAGATGGCGGCCTACTACGAGCAGGTCGACGTCGAGCCTGTAAAGGCCCCCGCACCCAAGCCCACTTCGCATTCGCCGAAGCCCTCTTCGAGGAAGTGAGGGGGATTAGTGGCACTCGGTGACCCCTATGTCGATCTTGCCCGGATGAAGGACTATCTCAAGTTCAAGCCGGAGAAGATCGAGCAGGACGAGAACATCCAGGAAGCCATTCTCTCGGCCAGTGGCGAGATCGAAAAGCACTGCAACCGGCAGTTCAACCGGACCGACACGGCGACCGCGCGAGTCTTCGCGCCGTGCAGCCGGACGATCGTCGCGGTGGACGACTTCTGGTCGACGGCCGGTCTCGTGGTCGAGATCGACACCATCGGCGACGGGACGTACTCCACCGTGGTGCCCAGCTCGGACTACGAGCTGTACCCCCCGAACGGCGTGGTCGACGGTCAACCCGGTTGGCCTTACTACGAGATCCACCTCACCAACGACTACTTCCCGCTGCACCACCGCAGGAAGAACGTTGTCCGGGTGACCGCCAAGTGGGGCTGGCAGGAGGTTCCCGAGGCTGTGCGTCAGGCGACGGTCATCATCGCCCACGAGACGTTCCAGCTCAAGGACGCTCCTTTCGGCACCGCGGGCATGGACCAGTTCGGCAACATCTATCACGTCCGCGATAACCGCATTGCTGCGGGCAAGTTGGCGCGGTATTGCCGACGACGGATACCGGTGGGCTGACATGTCATCACTCGCGAACATCAAGAAGGCCCTCTGCGAGACGATCGAGAACCACATCACCGCAGAAGAGGTGAATGTCTTCACGTATATCCCGGACCAGATCCAAACCCCCGCCATCATGGTCGAGCCGCACATGAGCAAGTTCGACGGCGCGATGGCGAGGGGCGACGACATGTGGCGCTTCAGCGTCTACATCGTCGTATCGCGCGGCGACGCCGAGAACAGCCAGGACTACCTGGATTCGTTCCTGGAGTCGGCCGGTCCGAGGAGCGTCCGAGAGGCGATCTTCAACAACCCTGAACTAGGCCTGAGCGACTGCCAGGCCTTCGTGACCGGGATGCACGAGTACGGGGGCGGCTACCGCGACGCCCGCATCGACATCATCGGCGCGGTTCTCCGGGTCGACGTCCACACGGACGGCCGGATTCTCTAGAAAGGAAAACCCTGAGCAATGGCTGCTCTCACCACCCAGAAGCTGGTGGACGCGGGGACCGCTCCCACCCTCACGGGGTCCGCCTCCAACTCCGACACCGTCGAGGTCGGCAACGGGCACAACACGTTCCTGTACGTCTCGAACACCGACGCGGCGTCTCACGTCATCAAGATCGTGGCCCCGGGTAGCACCGCCTACGGCGTGGCCAACCCGGACCCGTCGTTCACTGTGGCCGCGAGTGCCCAGGCGTGGATCCCTCTGCGTCGCGAGTATGTCGACGCCGCCGTGGCGGGTGTCGGCCGGGCCACCGTGAATTCCTACGCGGCTGACGGCACTACCGCGAACTCGACCGGCGTCAAGTACGCGGTCATCCAGGTCGGCTGACGCCGAGCTACCTCTCTTAATTCCGAAAGCCCCGACTTTCAGGCATCGCCCTGGGAGCCGGGGCTTTCGCATGTCCTGAACAAGAAAGGGGCCTCTCATGGCCAAGCTGGTCCTCAGGGACTGCTTCATCGAGGTGAACGGCGTCAACTTCTCGTCGCACGTCTCCTCAGTCACCATCAACCTCGCCAAGGACGAGATCGACACCACCAACTTCGGTGGTGACGGTCGTGAGCGTGCTCACGGTCTGAAGGACGACAGCTTCGAGCTGACCTTCCAGCAGGACTACTCGCCGGGTGAGGTCGACGCGACCCTCTACCCGCTGTGGGACCTGGAGTCGGAGTTTCTCGTCAAGGTGCGTCCCCGTTCCTCGGCGACCTCCACCTCCAACCCGGAGTACTCCGCGACCTGCATCCTGCTGGAGTACACCCCGCTGGCCGGCGACGTCGGTGACCTCTCTACCACCGACGTGACCTTCCCGGCCCAGCGCGTCGGCATCGTCCGCGCCACCGCCTGATGCCGGGCCCGAACCTGGGCTTCACTGTCATCACGGGGCCTGAGTGGCTCCGGGTACTGGAAGCCCTGGGGAGGGTCGACAGGGATATCCCGGATCGCCTTCAGCGCGGGATCCGGGACATCGCCGAGGACGTCGCCGACGTTGCCCGTGGCCGCGCGCTGGGCCTTCCGACACCTCGCAACGCGGGTCACACCGGCCTGCGCGCGAAGGTGGCGGAGGGTGTCAGCGTCGAGAACCAGGGCAACGGCGGCGTCCGAGTGACCACGTCGATGCCTACCCGAAGCGAGGGGATCATCCCCCGCGGCCTGGACAGGGTCAGGGGCTGGCGACACCCCCTCTTTGGAGACAAGCGCCACTGGTATTCCAACCCTGGATACGACTGGTTCCTCTCCACCTTCTCCCATTCGGAGAACGTCTTCGAGAGCAAGCTGCATCGCATTCTCGAAGAAGCCGCCGACGATATCGCCGACGCGGCCTCATGACCGGCACGGACGGGCTGTTCGCGGGTGCTCCCGTCCGTGCCTTATACCCGCTACCCGCA